ACTCGGAAATCATTCTGCGCTTGATTGTATTAAATCGCGCAGTAATTTGTTTTTCGTAAGACTGCTGAATGTAGCGACCAGACTGTTTTCTAATCGCTCTTTCAACTTCGCGTGGTAGAGAAGCCATGTTACTCGTTGATTGGAGTCAAAAGAAACGAATAATATCTTGGACCGAACATACCATTCGGCTTGTAGTCTGAACTGATTTGATAGCGTCGGCCATCAAACTCGACTTTGCGAGCTTCTTTTAAGAAAGGCCACGCAGCTGCGTCAACTTTAATCTTAACTGTTCCTGCGGGATACAACATTCGTGTTTGATTAGTTGATCCGGGATACATGGGCTTCTCGTTAGACAGATATCTAATTTTTGCTTTAAACGTATACGACTTTGTAGTGTACGTTGGTTCGTTAACGGCACGGGAATCGTCGGCTCCATAGAATGCATTGTAACTAGGGGATGTGGTTAAAATTGTCATCTCAGGGTTCATAATGACCGTGATGCTCCGCTGGAACGTCTCAAAAACGTCGTCGAAAATACTATTGATATAGGCTTTTTGAGAGTCCGAAATATACGATGTCGCCATATTTCACTTTACACTTTTTATGTTTAATTTATTATATAGTAAGGCAAAAGGTTATGACGGGCAAAGAATATCTCCATGATAGGGTTAGGGTTAACACTTCTGACTTGTTCAAAAGGATGTTAATGATTTTGGAAGATATTAAGCATGAACATGATAGGCAATTCGCCCTATTGCTTGAATCTGCGCCCGATAACTTCAAACCTGTAGTTAAGCAGGCTAATTACCTAGACGACAGTAAAGTCGCGCACCTGCGTAAGCGCGTGCTAGATATTGGTAATGAATCACTTAGAAAACTAGCCTCTGAGCTAGAACAAGTTCGCGTCGAATTTCACCATACATTTAAACAATAAAAATGAAAGAACTATACAGCTTCACGGTTAACCTAGAAGAAGAAGTCGAAAAGACCGAAACCCGAGAAGAGGACGGCAAGACCGTAACTACGACTCAAAAGGTCAAGGAAGAGGTTCCTTATCGAATTATTCTTAAGCAGCCGTCTCGTAAAAACATCGAAGATGCCGATTTGCAATTCAGCATCGAGATGTCCAACTGTATCAAAAAGGGTATTTTAACAAAGGGCATGTTAGTTAAGAAGTATTCGGACACGGGCGGTTTGATGTCCGAAGATGATGCCGTCGAAATGACGAAGCTGTTTGCTTATATCGAAAAGCGACAGCAGGAGTATTTGAAAGCTGTTGCGAGAGTAGAAGGTCGCAATCAGCAAGAAGAAGATGCGATCATCGCTGATATTATTAAATCGAGACAGCGAGTAATCGAGCTTGAGTCTTTGTACCTCAACTTATTCTCTAATACAGCAGATACAATCGCCCAGAATAATGTTATTCGTTGGTTCTGTTTGTACATGACGCACAAGCAAAAGATTCCTGACGGCTCGATTGATCCTATGTTCCCCGGTTCCTCTTTAGAGCAGAAGATCGAATCGCTGCACGAAATGGATGAAAAGGAAGACCCTCTTTACTCAAAGGTCTATCGTAAAGTCGCAACGTTCATGTCTTTCTGGTATTTTAGCAAGAACGCATCAAAGGAAGATTTCGAAAAGCTAGACAAGGACATTGAGCAAGACAAGCCAGACAGCAAGTAAACTTTTTCTCTTATTCTTTGAGATATCCAAGGGATACGCTAAAAGAAGTTTCGAGGGAAAAGATATTTACATCAAACATCTTGGAATTAACGAAAAGTCGTTTTTCGACTATCGTTACCAAGAGTTCTTTAAGCACGCAACCGAGTCTGGAATAGCTACCGAAGAAGAAGCTCTAAAAAAGGCAATAGAAGAAGGTTTTTGGAGCGACGAAGACGAGAGGCAAATCGATAATAGCAAAAACTATATCGACAGACTCGTTGCGACTAGAAAGAGCTTGTTCAAAACGCTAGAGATCAACGCGATAAACGAACAGATCACCGAAGAGAGAAATAAATTAAGGCGCAAGATTAATGAGCGGCGCGAGATTCTCGGTAAAACCGCCGAAGAGTACGCGAGCAATAGATCGAACGATTACGTTATCTATGAAAGCTTTTATCGAGACGAGGCTTTGACAAAAAGATTTTTCTCTCAGAACGAATTTGAAGATATTTCTTACGAGGAGTTGATCGGCTACATCTTGTTTTATAACGAGTACATGACCGAGATGGACGAATCTAATTTGCAGAAAATCGTACTCGCTGACTTTTTTAATATTTACTTTCTCGTTTTAGAAACGCCAACAGAATTTTTTGGCAAGCCAATGATCGAACTGACAGACTTTCAGGCGCGATTGATCATTTACGGCAAGATTTTTAAAAATATCTTCGAGAATACTCCGAATATTCCCGACAATATTCGTCAAGATCCAGAGGCTTTATTACAGTACGTTGATAAAACAAAGGCAAAAGAACGCTTCGATTCGAAGAAAAAGAACAACGAAAAGGCGAGTGCCGAGATGGTTTTCGGGGCAACTAAGGAAGAATTGCCAGCGGGGGCAGAAAAAGGCAAGTCTCTCAACCAAATCATGCGCGAAAAGAAAGTTATGAATATGGAAGAGCTAATGAAATTACATGGTGAGGCTTAATCTTTTGGGTGTAAATATCCCTAAAGGTTAAAGGATGGCCAAAGGAATTCAAGTCCCAGTCACGCAGAGTGGTTTACAGCAGTCTATCAATGCTGCTGTTAAGAACGTAGGAGCTATCAATGTTCCCGTTAATATCAACCCAACGGCTTTTAAGAATCTTTCGCAGCCACTCGGAAGAATTACTGGACTAGCAACCGAATTTGAAAAGTCTATTGCTGCATCAAATGCCCGTGTTTTGGCGTTCGGTGCGTCGGTAGGTATTATCAATGGCGTTCAAAACGCTCTTTCGAGTTTAGTTAGGACTGGCATCGAGGTTCAAAAAGCCCTTGCCGATATTGCCGCAATCAGCGGAGCTACTGGCAGAGAGTTGCAAAATTTAAGCGACGGTATTTTCGACGTAGCTAGAAATACCGCTCAGTCGTTTCAAACTGCGACTCAAGCGGCTCTAGAGTTCTCTCGTCAAGGCTTGACTGTCGAGGAAACTATTAAGCGCACGAACGACGCTTTGACGCTCAGTCGTTTTACTGGTTTAAGCGCCGCCGACTCTGTAGATACTTTAACTGCCGCTTTCAATTCGTTCCAAGAAACTGGAATTACGACGGCTGAAATCTTAAATAAGCTCGTTGCTGTTGACTCTGCCTACGCCGTTTCTGCTGCTGACCTTGCTAAAGCTATCTCGCGTGTAGGCTCCGTAGGTATCGAGGCTGGAGTTTCGTTAGATGAACTCAACGCGGCAGTTACGGCAGTTCAAGAAAGAACTGCGCGTGGTGGTGCCGTTATCGGTAACGCCTTTAAAACTATTTTCACGAACTTGCGATCAGAGCAGGCGATTAAGGCTCTTCGCGATATCGGCGTAGAGTCATTAAATGTCCAAGGCGAACTAAAGCCTGCTCTTGAAGTTTTAAAAGAACTTTCGGTAACATTACAAGGACTTGGCGAGGGTCAGCGTATTCAAGTCCTAGAAACTGTTGCAAGCAAATACAACATTAACATTCTTTCGGCTTTAACAGCGGATTTGGCAGATCAACAAAGCCGATTTACGGGAGCTTTGGAAAAATCCGCTCAAGCTTCGACCGAGGCTTATGATCGACAAATCGAATTAAATAAAACCCTTGCAGCGGTAATCAACAATACTCAGGTTTCTGTTACTCAGCTATTTGATAAGCTTGCTCAATTAGGCGTTACGCAAAGCTTAACTAGTATTTTAAATTTTGTTAACGACCTTCTGGCTGGATTTAACAAGCTGTTGGATTCAGAAAGCATCGGCGGTAATATCGCAAAAGGTCTTATCAAGGGCATTAGCGATGTATTTTTTACAGTTGGTCTCCCAATTATCGGAGCCATCTTTATCAAGCTGACAAGAGATATCGCGCAGTTTGGTGTTGAATCGCTAAAAACTATTCTTGGAATCAACAAACAAGTGAGAGAGCGGCAAGCTCTTGAGCAAGCAGTCGTAAACACGCTGATTAAAGATCAGCAAGTGATGGCGACGATTCTTAGCTTAAGCGGAAATAGAGCGAAGCAAGAACAGTATTTACTAAGCATTTACAACCAACAGATTGCCGCACTACAAAAAGTGCAAAATATCGCTCAGTCAGTAGCTCCAGCATTAATGGGCGCTGGCCTTAGCGCGACTTCGGGTTCAGTTAGACGCCGCGCTGCTGGCGGTTATTTGCCAAGTCAAGAGGCGGCGGATATTCGACGCGGAGTTGGCGGCGCGAGTCCATCATCTAAAGTAGTCTCGATTCCAAATTTTGCATTTGGCGGCGGAAAGCGTGGGACGATGGTCGCAAACACAAGCGAGTACATTGTGCCGAATTTTGCAAATGGTGGATCGGCCATCTTTAATCAAAACATGGCCAAGGCGTATGGCTTGCCATCTGGAGCGAAAAAGATAACGGCTTCGGGTGGGTATATTCCTAATTTTGCGAGATATGTTTACGATTCTGATAGAATCGTTGCTGATAAAAATGCGCTGTTGAAAGCTATTTTAGCATCTAGAGCAAAAAAGAATTTAATCGTTGGTCCCGCTGGTTCTGGAAAAACAACTTACGGTTCGGGTTTAGGCTCTTTTATAACAAACGTAGCTCAACTCGGAGATGCAAGCGAAATAGATATTATCTCTGGGGCCGCTAGAACAAAAGAGGGAGGAGTTTCAAAGAATTTTCAACAAATAGTTGAAGCTGTTAATGCGTCTGGCGGTAAAGTGTCCTATATCTACGCTAAGAATATGGACATCTATTCTCGACGAGTGGGTCGAGTAGGATTGGGTCCACAAGAAGGAGACTTAAGAAGCAAGAAGCAAATAGCTGGTTCAGTTTATGCGCCGATGAATCAGTTTGACTTTTTGTCAAAAGTGAAGCGAAATGCAGCTAATTTTCAAATGGTTCGCGGAGCTAGAGGCTATATACCAAATTTTGCAGAAGCGAATGCGGCATATATTTACGCTGGTACTGGAACGCCACCAGAAGGTAGAAAAAATATAATCACTAGTCTTGGTGCTGGTTTTAGAGGCAGAAATAGTCCAGAAAATCTTCTAAAAGCTGGCTATAGACAAATGACTTCTGTCGAGCTTGATCAATACAATAGATCAAGACAAGCTAGAAAAACAGCATCGTCTATTGGAAGAGCAGCGATGTTGGTCCCAAGTTCGTTTCCGAAATTCAGTTCAGCTGAACCAAAACCACCATTTAGCGAAGCATATTCTGCTGTAGAATTCCCTATTTATGGACTTAATGAAGCCGCTTTAAGGCAGCAGACAAAGAACAACGGCAAAATCCCTGAGTTTTCAAAAGTATTAAAGGGTCAAGTAGATAATCTTGGAGTGGCGTTTGCAAGCCAGCTTTCTGGAGAACAGGTATCTAACGCTATTTACGATCAAGCTTTCAATAAAAGCTTCGGAGCAAAAGCTGCTTTAGAGGGTTTAGCTGGTGGCTTGTTCGAAGCGTCAGTGAGAGCATTGACGTATCCAGAATCGGTAAGAGAAGTGCAAGACAATACCTTAGACTTTCCCAACCTCTCTTCGACCGCTGGCCAAACATTAAAAAGAGTTTTTAATATTAGCGGTGGCGAATCTGCCGCAGATCTTAAAGGATCGGAATCGGAGTCAATTAAAAGAAGGTTCGCGACACAGGTACTTTCAAATAAACTAACTAGAGATACGAGCTTAACAGCTAAAAGAGCTTCTTATGGTTTTATTCCTAACTTCGCTGCTGGCGCTTTAGGCGACGCAATCGGTCGCGAAATGGCAGCTGGCGTAAGCCCAAGCAAAATTCGCGTTACACAAGACGGTCGTTTGAAGAATTCGCAAAATCCAAATGGACTTGCAGTAATTAATACAAGAGACGAGCCAAACGGAAAGATTCCTAACTATGCTGCTGGTAGACAACAGTATCCAAAAGGCACTATAATTGATGGCGAAAATGTTGGTGGCAAGTTCATGAGTGACAAAGCCATACAACAATCTGCGAATCAGCAGGCACAGCCGCAGGCAAAACAACCAGATCTTTTAAAATCTGTTTTATTATTTAGCGCATTAAACACTTCGCTTTCGGTTTTGCAATCTACCGTTGGCAACACGACAACTGGTTTGGGTAAATTTGCTAATTCTCTTTCGAGTGTTGGCTCTCAGATAGCTAGCGGTCTACTAATAGGAGGCGCTCTAAAAGATGTTGGACAAGGCTTTGCTGGCAGAAAAGGAGCGCTTGGAGTTTTGGGCAGAGCGTCTGGATACGCTGGTATTGCGGGTGCTGTCGTCGGTGGCGGAATTGGAATTTTTCAAGAACTAGAAGCGTCGAGAGAGGCTAAAAGACAAGCTATAACTTCGAAGGCAATTGAAGAGTCTAACCGAGAATTAAATAATATTAGTGCTTCTAGTCTAAATTTAGATGAACAGAAAGTAAGAGCGCTCGAAAAACAAAAAAAAGAAATAGATGAGGTAGAGAGAATAGGAAAAGCCATTGCACAAAATCAACAAGATCTTTCGAAAGCGCAGTCTGGTCCTTTTGCATTTTACGGTGACCTTGCTGCGGCTCCTGTATATACACAAAGCGAAGAAGAGGTTCGTTTACAAAACGAAAGATTAGATCTTGAAAAGCAATTAAATGCTGCGGTGGCAAAAGAGGAAACCACTCAGGCCGCAATAGATGAAATTACTCGAAGTATCGCTAATAATAGAGACAGAATTGCCAAAGAACAGAAAAAGATGGCCGAAGAAACTGAAAGAATGGTTGCATTAGAGCGTGCGTTTCAAGAAATTTCTTTAAGTGTTTTAAAAGGAGATAACGAACGCCTAAAGACAAGAGCCTTGCTAAATGCGGAACAAATTAAAAATGCGGCTAATTTAAATGATTTTCAAAAACAAGAATTAGATCTTCAAAATAAAATTGAAAATATTAGAGAAGAGTCTACGCAAAAACAAAGAGACGCTTTGGATAGCTCTATTGAGCGCATAGCTGAAGAAAATGGCCTAGCCTCCATTACTCTAGAGCAGGCAGATGCATTAAGAAAAGTTTTAAAAACCGGAGGACAGATTGCCGACAATGCAGAAATTATTAAGAATCTAGGTATACAAAATGCAAGCACTATAAATAGAGAAGCGAGGAAGTTGGCTATTGCCACAGCATTAGAAAAAGAAAGAACGAGAGGCTTGGTTGAAAGAACGAAAATTACTGAAACGGCTTTAATTGAAGCCGACAGCACTCTTAAACTTTTTGAAGCGCAAAACGAAAGGTTAAGCCAGCAAGCGCAGACGCTAAGAGAAATACAAAAAATACAAAAAGAACGGGCTAATTTTACACAAGAAAGTGGTCTTCAGTTGCAGATCGAACAACTGCGTTCTGGCATAGCGCAACGAGGAACTGTATCTCCAACGCAATCTAGAAGGATTTTAGAACTGACTAAGGAGCTTGATTTTCTAAAACAAAGAAATCAGATAGAAGCGAAATATGCAATAGATCAGCAAAGCTCTTTAGATCAGGCCAAATCAAAATTCGTAGACATAGTAAGAGATAGTTCGTTTTTTTCGAAGACAGAACAAGACAGATTGGTTCTTTTTGCAAGCCAAGCTAAAAGTATAGATGAGCTTTCGGGAAAGTATAAATCAGCCTTTGGGTCACAGGAGTTTGAGGGTCTTACCCTAGATACAATTAAGCTTTATGGAGAATTGTCGATTAAACTATCGGACTCAACTAAGGCTATAAAAGAGAATTTAAATTTATCGGAACAAGAAAAGCAAATAGCTTTACAGCTTTTAAATATAGAAGAAAAGCGTAGAGATCGTCAATTAGAAATCGCAAAAATAAGAGAACGCTCTCGCGTTGGAGCAGGCGTAGCAACTGCACTAGATGAGCTTCAAGTTGAAAGCGAAGACTTTACTGAAAATTTAGCAAAAAGTACTACATTTGCGTTTAGAGACGGCTTATCTGAAGCGCTAAACGCAGCAATATCTCAAACGGATAATCTTGGCGATGCTTTACAAAACGTTGCAAGAAACTTCCTACAAACACTACAAGGTCAATTTTTACAAGGAGCCGCGACAAATATAACAAAAGGGTTGGGATCATTGTTTTCTGGATCTAACGGCGGCATAGTTAAAAAGTACGCTGGCGGCGGTCCAGTCATTGGGGGAAGCGGATATAAAGATGATGTTCCGGCAATGTTAACTGGCGGCGAGTTCGTAATGAGAAAGTCTGCCGTACAAAAGTACGGAATGGAAAATCTCGCAAAGATGAACGATGGCGGCATCTTCCTGCCTGGTGTTCGTGGGGGTCGCGATATTGTAGGCTATGGTGATCTTACCCGTTTCGCAAAGCAAACAACTACAAGTGGTGCAACAGATATTATGCGCGGTGGGGCGTCTTCTGCATTCATCGATCTAGAAGATCAGAGCGCAAGACTTTCTAGATTCGGATTGCTAAACGACGACACGATCAATCAAGAAATTCGTTCCGCACAAGAACAGGCTCTTGGAATTATTCGTGAGCGTGAACAGTATAGAACACAACAAAGAAAAGCTTTCCAACAACAGCTCTTTAGTACTGTGGCTGCTGCCGCATTAAATTTTGGAGTTAATAGCTTGATGGGTGGAGCTAAAACATCGCAGCCTCCATCGACAATCAAATCTGGCGGTGTTGGTTTGGCGTCGGCTAAAAATTTTAAAAATACACTAGGCACTTCTGCTAGTGGCCCGATGGCTTTTGGCAAGTTTACCTCGTCGATTGTTAAAGGCGTGCCGTATAAAGCTTATGGTGGATTGATGCCGCGTTATGCCGCAGGCGGTCCAACTGATGACATTCCTGCTCTTCTTATGGGTGGCGAATATGTCATGAGTCGCCAGTCCACAAGAAAGTATGGCAAACAATTCTTTGACGCCATCAATCAAGGTCGCGCTCCAAGATTCGCAAATGGCGGTATGGTTTCGACCGAAACCGACACGTCTCTTGGTGACAAGTTTGATAACTTGTCATCGAAGCTCGAAACGACCGCTGGTTCGAACATCAGCATCAATATCAACGTTACAAACGGCGGCGCAACCGAAACCCAAACCCAAGGCGAGACGACTCGCGGCGGCATCGATTACAAGAAGATGGGCGACCAGATCCGTCAGGTTGTTATCCAAACGATCAACGAAGAGAAGCGTCTTGGCGGCTCACTGAGAAGTAGATAATGAAATCATCGATCTCAAATTATGAAAATAGTCTATATCTCAGCGGCCTCAAGATTTTTGGGGTCTCGGATGTAAACTTTGGCTATTCGCTACCAGTTGAGCACTTAAACGTGATTGGCTACGGTAGGTTTGCCACATTTACAAACGGAGTGCCGCAGTCTAGTTTGAGCGTACAAAAGTACTTGTCGCCAAATGACTTTTTGCTAAAAATGACTGGTCAAGCGCCAATAAGTGGCGGTTTATTCTATAATAGTAAGAATTTTTCTTTTCGTTCAGCTTATTTAACCTCTTACTCGGTTTCTTGTGCGGTTGGTAACTTTCCGAGCGTTAGTGCAGACTTTGCTTTGTTTGGTGACGTTGGCACTGGATTGGCCCAGACTGGCGCGGCTGAAACTGGTAAGCTGTCGGTCGTTAGACCAGCCGATATCCTAATACAGTGTGACGGGTCGGGTACGAATAGAATCGAGGCTTTTACCTACTCTCTTGAGTGCAACAGACAGGCTTTCTATCACCCGACTGGCTCTGGCGCGATAGACGTTGTGTCGAATAGACCATTTAAAGTAAACGCCCAGTTTACAATCGCGGTCGATGATTACGAATCGAAAAGACTTTTTGATTATGTTATAGACTCAAACAAGCGAAATGTTAATATAACTATAGGGTCTTTGGCCTCGTTCACAATGGCAAACATGGAGCTAATAGGAGAAACTATGAATAGTTCAGCTACAGACGATCTGACGCTGACTCTAAACTATCAAGGATTCATCTAATGTCGTTCCTTTACGATAGAGATCAAAATGTAACTGGTTCAATACCAGCGGCTTTCGCATTCAAGCCGTCATACGGAACGACCGTATCGTTTAATGCAGATTTGTCGCAATACGAGACGACCGATAATTACGTCTACACGATGCCGAAGGGCGCAAATCACTTGCAGCTAGAGTTTCAGATGAATTTCGACAATCGTAAAGAAGAGCAGGCTCGGCAAATAGTTGGCTACTTTGAAAGTTTGAATGGAACTGGGTATTTTCAGTATACAGATCCAGCATCTTTTTACAAACCGATTAATCTATTTGCAAATAACTTCGGTGCTTCGTTTGACAAGAACGACTTGTATACAGTCAATGCTGTTTTAAACTCCGATCAGATTTCTACGCTTTTGAACTGGAACAATCCGCTGATGTTGCAAACGGCCAACGTAAAAGGCGACTGGGCAACTTCAACGAGCTATGTTGAATACGATATAGTCAAATATACGGGCAACGCGACTTTTCCTAGCAACATGAGCAATCTTTACGATTCGTTCTACTATTGCACGGGCGATCATACTTCAGACGCGAGTTTTAGTTTGTCAAATATGGCAAATAACAAATGGACGAGAGACTTCTTCTTCCAGCCGACATATTCTGCGAGAGTCGAAAAAGAAACGGCAGTTGTCAAAACTGAACTTCCTTACTCGTACACGAAACGCACCGATTTTGGTTTGCACTCAAATACTTTAAAATCTTTTAATCTGGAGTTTAGAGGCGTTTCCGACAAGGAGGCTCGCTGCATCTTGCACTTCTTGATTTCGAAGCAGGGCTTTAGAAGATTTCAATACAAGATTCCGAAGATTTATAATCAGAATAAATTCTTCTTCTCGTCGCGTTGGTCGCACACGATGGTTTACAAAAACGTTAACGATATCTCGGTAACGATAGAGGAAGATCCTCTCGGCGTTAGAAAGTCATACTAATGAGAAACTCTATTTCATACGAGATGCAAATGATGTTCGTTGGCTCTAACGGAGCTTTCGAAGCAGCGTCTAATACTGGACAAAAAATTTCGCGCCTAGACTTCATCCAGTCGTATGACTTTTCGTTTAGCGTTGATCGTCAGGCGTTAAAACAAGTCGGCTCAAATCAATTCGCTTCAAGACAAACGCAGCTAGCGCCAGACGTTGAGTTGAACCTATCGTATCTTTTGAACGATGGATGGAATGAAAAATATATCGGCCTAGACTTTACTACAGGCGCGTATTCAAACCCGTTGCAGACCGTTTTCTCAAGTACTGGCGATAAGAATTTCTATGTCTTGATTTCACAAGACCAGTATCAAGATGCGAACGCCGATACGTCTGCACAAGACTACAATGTACTTGGAATCGGTAATGCATTTATCACTAGCTACGAGATCGCTTTGTCGGTAGGTGGAATGGCTAGCGTAAACTGCACATTCGCAGCCGCGAACGCGAGTATAACAAATTATACGAACAGCAGATACGTTCCTGCGGTCAACGTTGGTAACACTGGCGAAACGGCAGAGATGGATAATGTACAGTACGGAATCGACTTCTTGGATAATTCGCGCTCGTCGAGATACATCACTGGGTTTAAGAACGTATTCGATAGCGGCTGCTCGTTCAACGGAGCTTCGATAAGCACAACTTCAACTACCGTTTCGGGTATGAAGTTCGGTTTTGATTTTGATAACTTCCAGTCGTTTCAGCTATCGTTGCCATTTGAGCGAAAGGCTCTTTACGGATTCGGCAGCAACTATCCGACAACGCGCAAGATTCAGATCCCAGTAGTCGCAACAATGTCGGTCGATTCGCTAGTCGATACGTTTCAGGCAGAGAATTTAGCCGAATCGTTCAAGGCCGAAGACGTAGCAACGAGCGGTTACGACTTCAATATCATGTTCAAAAACCCCAATAATATTGAAAAATTGGGAATAAAAATTCAAAATGCGAGGCTAGATTCGTACTCGATTGGCGCTCAAATCGGAGATAGGTCAATAGTTCAAACAAGCTGGTCATTTGAAGTCTCGCCAACGACTGGAATCCTAATGTCTGGATCGTTCGGAATTCCGACACTTAGTTCCGTTTATATCAACGAATCGATCAATCCTTAATGTAAAGTATTAAGAATGAGCAAAAGAATAACAGACGTTCCAGAGGCAACGCGCATAGATTCTCAAGATCAGATCTTGTTTCTTCAAGCTTCCACAAAGAAGACGAAGCGGATCTCTAGAGATAACTTCGCGAACAGCCCTGGTTTTTCTGAACTCGTTGTTGGTGGGGGAGGCGACATTGGCGATGCTCCAGCTGTCCCGAGTGACTTGGCGGTAACTACCGCATCCGAAATAATGGAGGATGGAACAGAGCGCGTTGTTATTCGTGGGAAAATAACCCCAAATACAGAAGAAGATTTGGCTTTTTATGCTTGGTATATTAGACGCGCAAGTGGAACTCCAACGTTTGATGGGGGTGGTGTTTTAACTGGTTATAGCGTAGCTCAAGTTTTTTCAGAAGTTGTCGATTTGACGCCAGCCGAAGGAAGCGTAGGTTCGGATGGTAAGGTTACAAAAGAATGGACAGTAGTAGCCAATACATACTATGAAGTAAGAGTTCGCGCTATTGATGCCGACAGTAACTCATCGACATATACAGAGCTAAATAACACGAATGTAATTTTAAGTTCTAAGGATTCGACGGCACCATCGGCTCCGACAAACGCTTCGGCTACATCGGCTATAAGATCGGCTTTTGTAACTTGGGTCAATCCTTCTGACAAGGATCTGGCTTATGTTAAACTATATAGACCAATTTCTGCCTCTGGAGTAAGATCTATTTCAGCCGCAACCAGAAGCGGAGTAACGGTTACTATAACAACATCATCAGCGCACGGATTTTCGAGCGGTAATTCGGTAACGGTTGTTGGTCTTTCTGGAACGTTAAATCCAAACGGCGAAAAAACGGTAACAGTTTTAAGTCCAACGCAGTTTGCTTACTCAATAGGCACAGGAACAGGATCTGAAACCTATACCAGAACTAATGCGATCACGACCTTAACGTCAAATGTATCTTCTGTTTTCGATGGATATGCAGATGCGTTTACAGACACAACCACTGTTCAAGGAGAAACTTATTACTACTGGTTAACCGCAGTGGACTATTCTGGAAACGTTAGCGCGTTTCCATCTAATGTTGCCACAACAACACCAGGAACAGTTCAGCAGACTGATGTTGCTGACTTTGCGATTAATGCGACAAAGATGTATAATAACACTATCGTTTTAGAAGGCGATAGTTGGACTAGCAATCTTGTAACTTATACAGTTTCTTGGAATAGCCATTTTCTTTACTATCGCGGTGTAAAATACACGGTTGCCTCTGGCAGCGTTACAGCTAGCAGCGAAATAGCTGGGCAAAGAGTCGCTTATGTATATGCGACGATTCCTGTTTCTGGCAGTTCAATAACATACAATACTTTTATTGTAACGGGAACGACATCGCCAAATGATTATCCTGTCTTAACAGATTCAATGTTCATGATCGCCACAAACGTAAATGGCGCTTATGACTTGGCTTGGAACGCTATTGCAAATGCAGTTATCGGATCGGCTTATATCAAAAATGCAGCAATCGATTCTGCAAAAATTAGAGAAGTTATTGCTGACAGAATTTCTACTGGCACAATCGACGCTAAGACTTTAACGATAACTGGTGGTGGCGTAATTAAAAGCGCTGGCGTGACTAACTTTACGACTGGCCAAGGATTTTACTTAGAGGGAACGACGTTAGGCACAACTTCTAGATTCGGTGTTGGCGATTTAAGCGGCTCTGGATCGTTTGTAAAGTTTGACGTTAATACTTTGACTGTACAGGGAGAGATTCGCGCAACTTCTGGTTATATCGGAGGAACTGCTGCTGGTTGGGCGATCACTTCGAATAAAATTACTTCTGGTACTGTGACCTTAGATGCAAGCGCTGGCGCTCAAAAGATTTTCATCGGAACTGGGGCTTATAACAATACCAATACTTCGTTCTATACAGACTCGTCTGGTAATTTTTCTTTAGGAGCAAGCCTTACTTTTGCTAGTAATGTTTTAACGGTAAATGGAGCAGTCAACGCAACTTCTGGTTATTTCGGTTCGGCTTCTAGCGCAGTATCTATAAATAGTACCGGATTAACAATCGGTACAACAGGAAGAATCAATGGCAACATTGATTATAATGCTTCGTTTAATCCCCCGTTTGGCGGCGGGACAAACTCTAAAGGTTTTTATTTAGGATATGCTAATAGCGCATATCAATTTTTCATTGGTCACGGTGGCGCGTCTCCTGGTGCTTATCTTTATTGGAACGGAACAGCTTTAACAGTAGTTGGTACGGCTATTAATCTTAGCACAATCTCTGGAGACTCTACTGTTGATGGAAGATTGGCTAGTATAATTGCGGCTGTTATTAATGCGAATTCGCAGTTAGTGACTACAAGATTAAACACTGAATCTAAAAAGATATTAAGTGATTTTGATTTTGGCACAACGGATTACGCTGGAGCAGTAAAAAGCGGTACAATCGCTTGGAATTCAAGCGGTGTTTATACTAGTGGAACTGGTGTGGCCGTTTATAGAGGAGGTATTGTTGGTGCCAATGGAACAGAGGTTACATTTTCTATCAGTTCCGCTACTGGAAATGCGACTTTTAAAGGCACCGTAACCGCTACAGCTGGAGATATTGGTGGATGGACGATTAATCCAGTATATTTAGCGAAAGATAATGGTACGGCATCCCAGTCTTCTGGTATGGCTCCACTGGACTATCCGTTCTACGCTGGATCAACTTACGCGAATAGAGCAACAGCGCCATTTAGAGTTACTCCTGCTGGTGCGATTACAGCTACTAGCGGAGCTATTGGAAATTGGTCGATTACATCTGGCTCAATAGTTAATACTACAGCGAGTAGAACGACTACATTATCGTCAGACGCTACAATTACCTTATCAAACCCAAGCGGATCTGGTACAATAACTATAGACAGTTCTTCTTCGGTTAGCAATATATCTGGCGGTGGCGTATACAACTATAGTTTGATATCTGGAAATGTAAATTCTAGAATTAATTTTTCTGCTGGATCAGTTTCTTCTGCTCTTGCGTATAACGGATTAACTCTAAGTAACGGCTCCGCTATTTCATCTCAATATTTTCAAGCTGGAGTCACGACGGCAGTTGATGTTAAAGATGTAAATCTAAGAGTTTTCCAAGGCGCGACACAAAGAGCAAGAATCGATTACACAACTGGAGATTACTACGTCCAGTTCAATAAAATTATCGGAACAAGAAAAACTGGCTGGACAGCAGCAACTGGAACAGCAACAAGAACATCTTTCGATACCAGTACCGTTACAACTCAGCAACTAGCCGAGCGCGTAAAGGCTATACTCGACGACTTAATCGATCACGGATTGCTTGGAAGTTAATACTCGACGCTAATTTTAGTAGAGTTAAGTTTCTTCTTTTCGTCTGGGTGCTTCGCGCCCTTGCGCTGTGCTGAGTAGTCTTTGAAGAACTTGTCCTTGACGGGATCTACGCCGCCATTCTTGTCGGCGCGTTTCTGACTAAGCTCTTGGCTCTTGTCTAGCATGTCGCCCATTGTGCCTTTCTTGTTGCGAGTCGCGTCAACGAATGCCTTGGGATCATTCGGGTCTATTTGCGAGTCTGATGATGCCATAGGTACTTGGAACACCCTTTTCCATTTAAGCCCGTTCTCGTCGGTATATGAGTGTTCCTCGCTCATGGTTTGAACGATGTCTACAGTCTCACCAGTCTCTGGATGCTCGTAGGTATAGATAGGCATATAAAATAGTAATAAAAAAGGCGCTTTTTCAAGCGCCTTTGAGTTTTTTATTGAACTGGAATCGTTCGTGGTTTAGTTGCTTCCTTAACAGGGATCTTAATTGTTAAGATTTCCTCCTTGAACGAACAAGAGGCTTTCGCCATATTGTACTTGCCAGTAGAAGACTCGATTCGATTTGTGAACTTTGCTCCAGCCTTGTTAGCGCAAACGATGAGGATATCTTCAGTTTCTGAATCTAGAGAAACTTGAATATCCGATTTGGCGAAGTTCGGCAAAAAGATTTTAGCTACATATTCGAACCCACCGCTTTGTTGTCCAATAACTTTTGGAGCGAAAGTCGATGCGTGAGTAGTGAAGCTTTCATAAAAGCTATTATCTTGATTGCTCGGAATTGAGAATGGATCGAGCGTATTATATAGATATGTTTTTGTAGTATAAGTTGACATATGTTATAGGTGTCGTTCGCCTCTTTGCACGTCGCATGCCAAGGTTTTACTAGGGCGAAATCTACGAAAGCTGCGTCAAAACTTCCTTAATGCGAGACACTGTGTTCGCGTAAGTGAACTTTTGACCCAAAGCGATTCCAGCATCATTCTGCTTCTTTTCCTTGGCAAACTCTACGGCTTTTTCAAAAGCAGCAACCGCCGCTTCTTCGCTGAAATCATAGATGTTTCCTTGGTTAAAACTAGATCCCTTGTTGAAGAACGTTCCGTCATAAGCTTCGACCTTTCCAGAAGGCTCAACGAGAATCGAGTTATCGTTCGTTGCCCAATCTTTGTGGCTCGTCGCATTGAGTACGACGCTCCACTTGCCAAGACACGTTGCATTGAACGACGGTAGTCCCCAGCCTTCTGCTCCGCTAAGACCAGATAAATCGATATCGGCAGAGTTAATGATGTCGTTAACCTCTGCATTCGTCGAAACGTATGGAAGGAAGTTAATGTTGGATGCTAGGCTCTTGTAGCCAATGACCATCCGCTTCATAATCTCCTTGTCTAGAAACGGATTCATCACCGAGCAACTAAGCTGGAACTTTGGGTTGTTCCCGTACTTCTTTGCCCACAGCTTGATGATCTTGTCCGTATGCTTGCGCTTCTCAAACTTACCCATCAAAAGGAAGTGAGTTTTACCTTCCAGATACTTCTTGTTGGTTTTGAAGAAGCTGCTGTCAAAACCAAGTGGTGCCGAAAAGACGTTCTCGCATCCGATTGCCGAGAACGAGTCTTTGGCATACGAACTTGAGAAGATCGTCGCGTCTTGGAGATTAACGATAGACTGCTCAACTGGCGTTGGCTGATCTAGCTCGTAAAAAGAAAACAGGACTTGCTTTCTTGTGAGGCGTTTCTCGGCTCCGTTAATATGCCATAGCTTGAGAGAGATTGCGTCCTTCGACAAGTTCTTGTATCGATTCTCAATCGAGTGCTTTAGCCACTCTTGAAAATCCGCATCCTTCTTGTCGAACGCTGAAACGTCAACGTTCGAAATTGGGAAGTAAGAAAGCTTGATCGAAGAGTCAGTCTGTTGGAGTTTGTAAAACTCTTTCAGGATGTTGTACGCAACATTCCCAAATGACACTTGGTTTAACGGAGCCTCGAAAACGATGTTCATTAGATTGGAATTTCTTCGTCGCTATCTTGCTGCTGCTGACGAGGCGCAGAGTTGCCCTTGGAATAGCCAGAAGACTTAGCCGCTGGCTTGCTTTGGGTCTTTGGCGACCACTTCTGCTGCGGCACTGGCGCTGGCGCTGGCGCTGGCGCTGGCGCTGGCGCTGGCGCATCATCGTCGTTGGCGGCAGCATCCTTGCGCTTCGGTCCAACAAAGTTGATGCGCTCGGCTACAACGAGAATCTTGCTGCGCTTTTGACCGTCCTTCTCCCAAGAGTCTTGCTTCAGACGACCGATCACCGAAATTGCGCTTCCCTTCTTAACGTGGTTCGCGACAAACTCGGCTTGCTTTTCCCAAACATCAACGTCGATGAACAGCGAATCATTTTCATTGAGTGGGTTGTTAACTGCCAGACGAACCGTAGCGATTGTCTTACCGCTAGTCGTCGAACGAGTCTCTGGATCAGAGACGACATTTCCTGCTAATACTACATTATTAATCATAGTTTTTTTGAACGTTTTTCCAAAGCGCATTGAACGCTATGTTGTGGATATTAATACATCCTTGAATCGATAAGTCAAGCTCTTTTGCAATTTTTCTCCAAGGCGTTAGCTTTTTACCGCCTTGCATGTATCGCATACGAAATATCTTTTCGATGCGCTTGTCCTCAAGACAAGAAAGCTGCTGAAAAATTTCTTTTAAAACCTTTTGATCGGATACTTCTTTCATCTCGTCGTTTTCAACGGCACAGTCGAAACCGTCCTCCATTGCAACGTGACGACGCTTGTTTGCTGCGGTCAAACACAACCAACGAGTATGATTACCGAGGTAAGTGGAAAACTTGATTTTGCGGTTCGCGTCAAAAGATCGAACGGCGTCGTAAATATGGGACTCGCGACTGTCGATAAGATCGTTGAAGTTATCAATCGATGTTTCTCTCGGAGCGTAGTTATGAACCATCTGCAAATAAATGCCCGAGTGACGATTAACTATCTCGCGAAAACAGGAACTGTCTCCGTGACTTAGAACCTCGTCGATAAGCTCCAAGTCATTCATCTTTTCGGGCATTAACTTCATACGCCTGTGCTCCCGAAACCGCCCTGCCCACGATCCGAAGAGTCAAGAGTTTCGGTTTGATAAGCAGAGAACGTCATCATTGGCAAAAACACAAGCTGGCCAATCTTATCGCCAGCTTTGTAGATCGAATCGGTCTTCGGCGCACCTTTGCCTAGATACCGAAAACGAAGCTTGATCGTATTCCTGTAACCGTTGTCGATCACGCCAACGGAATTTGCCATCGAAAGCTGATATTTGCTGATGCTTGAACGCGGAAAAAGCAGCGTAAAAAAACCATCTGGTGGCTGAATAACTATTCCCGTATCGTACTCGACGAACAGGGGAGTTTTACCCTTGGAGTTTTCTGGGTAAACAAACGTTGGTTCAGAAGCTGCGACAAGATCCCAACCCGCATCGCCTTTTGCTGGCGGAATCAAGTTGTTTTCTTGGCCGTTTTTGAGAACTTTAAAGTTAAGACTTTGCTCCATGACCAGTGAGTTGATCAGGATATTTGAACTTGTCAATGGTTTTTCAACCAAAAACACGCGAAGCGTATATTAAAACATTTATGTTTTAATATTGAGCAAGGGGATGGGGTCAGAGGAGCGGGATGGGGGATTATAGGGGGGAGAGCACGA